TCCATAACCGCACAACAAACTCTGCAAAAACTAACTAAAACCTAAGTTCTAAATCAGACACCACAAAAATTTTATAAAAATTTAGAAATACCCTTGTCTAATGTTTGACAACCCCAAATAAAAAAATCCCCCGGACATCTGCAGACGTTCCGGGGGCGAAGATGGCAACTGGATACCATCAAGGAGAAAGCAAGCGCTTGCGCACCCACTCCATTTAAGTGTACATTAGAGTCATCGCAGGTTCAAGGGCTTATGCGCAGATGTTAGATCACTTAATCAATTTCGAACCCGAGGTGCAGGAGCATCAGGGAGACTTTCGTTCCATGGACAAGACTGATCCAGCGGACGTGGTAGATGGCATGGCCAAAACGGTTGACTGGCTCAAAGAGTTGGGCGCCGTAGACACAGATACTTTGGTCAATGAGTCCCAAAGCCAAGCAGCGCGTACCGCTTTCACAAGTATCGTCACCGCTAAACCTGCGGAAATGACGCATACCTCTCTGGCAAATATTAAAACGCCAGAGGCCGTCCAAAAACTAGTTGGGATGCTTTCCGCCTACGACTGGGAATTTGTACAGCAGGCCAAGGAAATCAGAGGCTACACAGTGGCCAAGTTGGTGGAAGAAACCGAACACCCCAACGCCAACATCAGGCTCAAGGCGCTTGGCCTCCTAGGGAAAGTCACGGAAGTTGGGTTGTTTACAGAGAAAATTGAAGTCAAGAAGACCGAGATGTCAGACGTTGAGCTTGAGACGCGCATCAAAGAGAAGCTCAACAGATTCATGGGCGTGATCGATGTGATCGACGTTACGGAAGACAAGCCAGATGAAGCGTGACGCTTTTACAACGCTGAGCAAGATTGAGCTTGAGGCCATGCAGAAGGCTTTGCCTTTCATGTCCGTGCAGGAGAAGATGGAACTCTTTGAAGACTTAGAGCTTAGAGAGAAACGCGCCAGTTTGAAAGCGGCAGGAACCAATATGTTGGGGTTTGCCACTGCGGTATATCCGGGCTTTAAGATTGGCCCTCACCACAAAAAACTTGCCAAAATATTCACCGACGTGGTTGAAGGACGTAAAAAGCGCGTGATTATCAACATCGCGCCACGTATGGGTAAGTCTGAGTTCAGTTCTTACCTGTTCCCTGCGTACTTTCTAGGTAAGTACCCTGAGAAGAAGATCATCATGGGCACGCACACTGCGGGTCTGTCTGAAGACTTTGGTCGTCGGGTGCGTAACTTGATTGATTCGGATGAATACCGTGAAGTTTTCCCCCAAACAATGGTGGCAGATGACCAGAAGGCTGCCGGTAAGTGGTCTACAAGCGCTGGCGGTCAGTACTATGCTGCTGGTGTCGGGGGCGCTCTTGCTGGTCGTGGTGCTGATCTGTTCGTTATTGACGATCCTCACTCGGAGCAGGACGTAAAGTCTAACTCTAGACTTGCGTTTGATACAGCTTGGTCTTGGTTCCAGACCGGCCCCTTGCAACGTCTGATGCCGGGCGGTGGGATTATCATTGTGATGACCCGTTGGTCGCTGTTAGACCTGACTGGGCGCCTGATTGACTACCAAACCAAGAACCCAGAGGCTATTCCATGGGAGATTGTGGAGTTGCCGGCCATTTTGAACGAGAACGAGGACGACGAGAAGTCCTTTTGGCCTGAGCAGTGGTCACTGGAAGCGCTGAAGTCTACCAAGGCCAGCATTGACCCGCGTTATTGGAACGCGCAGTACATGCAGCAGCCCACATCAGAGAACTCTGCCATTATTTCACGCAAAATGTGGCGTATTTGGGAGCATGACGACCCGCCAAGGTGTGAGTACATCATCCAGTCATGGGATACGGCGTTCGAAACCAAGAACACATCCGACTACTCTGCGTGTACAACGTGGGGCATCTTCTACAACGAGGAAGAGAATGACTCGCCCCAACTTATCCTTCTGGATGCGTTTAAAGATCGCATGGCTTTCCCTGAACTTAAGGTGGTGGCGCTTAAGCAGTACAAAGAGTGGGAACCTGATGCGTTCATTGTTGAGAAGAAAGCATCAGGAGGGCCGCTGATTCAGGAACTCAGGGCCTTGGGAATCCCAGTGCAAGAGTTCAGCCCATCACGCGGTAACGATAAGATGGTGCGAGTGAACGCGGTTGCGGATTTGTTCAGCAGTGGTAAAGTCTGGGCACCCGACACACGCTGGGCACGAGAAGTGATTGAAGAGATGGCCGCGTTCCCAGTTGGGGAGCACGACGACTTCGTGGATACGACAACACAGGCGCTGCTACGCTTTAGGCAAGGCGGCTTTATTACTTTAGACACGGACGAGAAGGACGAACCCCAGTACTTCCGCCGTAAGACATACGAATACTATTGAGGCAGACATGGCTGATCCAAGATACGACGCAAAAACCGCAGAATACCTACAAGACATTGGGGTGCCTTCTTCAGAGTCGGCAACTCGCGTATTAAAAATTCCGGCTAAAGACATGCCTTCAAACACTGCGGGCATTCCCAATTTGCTGGTGCGCGAAATGCCGGCTTTGAAAAACTCAAACACAAGCGGATTTATTCTTGATTCCAACCGCGTCAAAGACGAGATGTCTAATAGAGCGTTGCAGCCAAACATTTTTGTAAGTCCAAATCGGCATGACCATACGATTGCACACGAAGCCGAACATGTGTTAGCTAGGCAGAACGCAGGTTTTGGTACAGAAACGCGAGATCGTTTTGTTGAAATGTTGGGTAAAAATTCAGGCACAAAACAGAATTCATTTCTGGAGGGGCTTAAAGAATCTTTGCCGCACTTAGAAGAAAAGTACGGTATCAAGAACGGCTACATGAATCCAAAATTTATTGACTCCCAAGGCAGAGTAGGGCTGTATGAAATCTTTGCAACGTTGGCTGGAGCGGAATCGCAGTTGGGTGTTGATTTAACCAAAGACCCCGAACTGCGCAAAACCATGTTTAAAGACAAGACTGTGCGAGAGGCTTACAACGCAGTGACTGGCCTGCGCCAAACAAGACTCGACCCCCGCGACTTACCGCCGTACACTGTACAACCTGAGAACGAGCCGGGCATCATAGATAAAGCAAAGAAACTCATGGGGTTTGCCGAGGGTGGCTACATCGAGCACGCTGGCAACAAGAAATTAATTTAAGGAACACACATGGCAACGAACATCGACAAAGCGCTATTCCAACAACCAATGGGTATTGAAGAGTTGGCGCAAGAGGAATCCCCAATTGAGATTGAGATTGTTGATCCCGAAGAAGTCACCATTGGCATGGACGGGCTAGAGATTCAGATTGGCAAGGGTGAGCCAGAGGAAGAAGGCTTCAGCGATAACTTGGCCGAGTACATAGACGATGGTGCCTTGCAGTCGTTAGCTGGTGATCTGGTTGCCGACATTGACCAAGATAAACAATCACGCAAAGAGTGGGAGAAGACTTACGTTGATGGTCTGAAGCTGCTGGGCTTGCAGATTGAAGAACGTACAGAACCGTGGCAAGGCGCATGCGGTGTGTTCCACCCGATGATTACAGAAGCGGTTGTTCGCTTCCAAGCTGAGACGATCACCGAGACGTTCCCAGCCCAAGGGCCCGTACGTTCTAAACTGCTTGGTAAAGAAACGCCAGAGCTTAAAGAGATTGCGGCCAACATTGAAGATGACATGAACAATGAGTTGACCGAGGTCATGACGGAGTACCGCTCTGAGCATGAACGCATGCTCTGGTCACTGCCAGCTACAGGTTCAGCGTTCAAGAAGGTGTACTACGATCCCAGTTTGGGACGTCAGGTATCAATGTTTATACCTGCGGAGGACATGCTTCTCCCGTATGGCGCAACGGATTTAGACACTTGCCACCGTGTTACGCACGTCATGCGTAAAACCAAGAACGAGATCATCAAGCTACAACAAGCGGGTTTCTATTTGGACATTGAGTTGCCTGATGCGCCTAAAGACCGCACAGACATTCAGAAAGCCAAGGACAAAGAGACTGGCTTTAACGATCTGAACGACGACCGCTACACCTTGTATGAGTGCCATGTTGACTTGAACCTTGACGGTTACGAAGACATGGTTGAGGGTGATGATGGTGAGGAAGAAGAGACCGGCATCATGTTGCCGTACGTAGTAACACTTATTAAGGGCTCAAATGACATTCTGTCAATACGCCGCAACTGGAATGAAGACGATGACCTCCGCCTCAAACGCCAGCACTTTGTACACTACCAGTATATCCCCGGATTTGGAGCTTATGGTTTTGGACTCTTCCACCTCATCGGTGGTTTTGCCAAGTCAGCCACTAGCCTTATGCGTCAACTGGTCGACGCAGGAACGTTGTCTAATCTTCCCGGTGTACTTAAATCACGCGGACTTCGCATTAAAGGTGAT